GTCTTTCCGAGCAAAGTGGCGGGGTAGCCTCGTTTTTCGCATTCAGAACAGAGAATATTCATTGAAAGCAGTTTTTATAATCGGTGCGAATATACATATAAAAAACGGATATTCAAAATTTTATGCGTATATTTGCGGTGTATGTTCCGATTAAGAAATCCAGAAACGAAATTCCCTGAACTCTATCCCAAGGTAGAGAGGAAAGACCCTACCACCAAGGATAAAGGTTGGGATAAGGTTGGAGATTTTGTCCTAAGAGACAAGATCGACTTCATGCCGCAGAAGGGTTTGCAGGAAAAGTATTGTGCATCCGAATGTAATCTGATATTTCTATGTGGTGCGGCGACTATGGGTAAGACCTATGCGATGTTCCTAAAATCCCTGAATGGTCTCGGACCGGAACACATGGGATACACCTCTCGTATGATTTCAGTCAGACTTCAGGACTCAAAAAAAGGTTCATCTATCTTCCGAGATGCAGTCGAGGTGTGCGGAAACTTTGCTAACTGCGAATACAACTCGTCGGACTATCCCACATTCTCGTGGAAAGACTGGAATGCAAACTTACAGCTTATACATGCCAACTTTAATGTTGACAATCCGAGCGAATGGGAGGACTTCAAAGATTTTATAAAGAAACAGCAGAGTAGCTATATTGCGATTGACGAGGCCACGGAAATCAAGCAGTTCAAGATGTTCAGCTACATTTTCTCCCGAAACCGAGACAGTTCCGGAATGACTCCATGCATGGCTCTATCATTTAACCCAGAACACGAGCACTTCACTACAACAATGCTCAAAGATGCTGGATACCTTGGGGATGATTGGTATGTCAAACCGGAAATGATAGGAAAGGTTCGCTATTTCTACATGGCCGGAGATGGCCCCGCAGATATAATATGGGGAGACACTCCAGAGGAAGTCATAGAAAGAGCAGGTATTACCATAACTGAAAAGGATAGGAAAGCTGGCATTACAGAAAGAGACATTGTTAAGTCATTTACAATGCTTACCGGAGAGGCTTCCGATAACCTAAAGCTCGTGGCTGCTACTAAGGGTGGTAGTGTCGCTAACCTTCATGCCGTAGGTAAGACGCAAAGAGCTGTTCTGAAGGGAGGTTACTTTGGTCCCGTAGAAAACGAAGAGCTAAATGTTACAAGACAAATGATCCACCGTCTTTGGGAAAATCCTTGGAACGGAGATGAGAACATGTATGCTCTTATGGACGTATCCGGAGGAGACACCGAAAGCGACGACTGCCCTATGGCGATAATGAGAGGAAACCAACTTATAGCACTTAAATTCTTCCGAGGAGATCCGAAAGAACTCGTGGAATTTATTGATGCCGTACTATTGGAATATGGAGTGCCGGTAGAACACTTTGCATACGATGCCACCGGAATCGGCTACTATCTTAAAGCATATACTAAAGGATTTCCCGTGACATCCAATAAAAGACCAATGCAGGAGATTGATGCATACGGGAACCCTATAACGGTTGAGCCTTTCTTTAATCTGCGATCTCAGATGCTCGGAAAGATGAAGGTTATGTTTGAGAAGGGAGAAATCAGTTTTGCAATAGACAAAGATATGATTATTCCTTACGGAAAGAAAGGCAAGAAGAGAAGACTTCTTGATGTCCTTTTTGACGAAATCAATGTGTTTATAACCACTACCAAGAACAATAAAATTTATTATAGATCAAAAGACGAATACAAATCAAAATTCCATTCATCTCCTAACCTTATGGATACGCTGACGCTCTTTTCGGTATTCAATTTCGATGCTCGCCCGAAGAAACAGCCTTCACCTGATGTGGAAGATGATGCCTACACCGACATGTATCTCTCCTATGACCAAAATATTGTCTATGTATAACAAATCCTTATACCGCTATGAGCTTTAATATCAACGAACACTTAAAGAAGGACTACTGGAAAAGGCGCATCAATCCAGATATGCCATACCAGCAATTCCCTCTTGTAAACACATCCGACTACAGAGGAGTTGCCGACTTGAATCACAGGCATCTTACTCAGGATGATTTTCTAAACGAAATTTTCGCATCCGCACATGCGATCAATTCACGCTACATGTCCCAAAGACCAATCTATGAACCAACTGGAAAGAAGGATGCAAACGGAAAGGAGGAATGGAAAATCGCAAGGTATGACGACATTGAGGTCGTTCCTTTGGGACTTCAGAATAGGTTTGCAGAAAGTAAGGCATCTTTCTTTGCTGCGGATGGCTTTGGAGTAGCAAATGAAACCGAAGATGCGGAACGATTCAACACAATGATGTCCCACAAAGATTCTACCGGACTTGATGTGGCGTTCTTGCAAGCTATTATTTCATGCTTTAAGACTGGAGATGCAGGAATCTACCTCCAACAGACTCCAACGGGAATCGAATACAAGGTGTATTCTTATCTTGACGGATACACAATATTCCCCGAAATGGACGAAAATAGGAAGCCAGTATATTATGTTAAATATACGTTCAAAGGCAGAACCGCTGTTGACATCTTTTCAACTGAGGCTGTCGAAACATGGATCCACATAAGCGACGAGGAACAAAGATCATTCCTTGACAAGATAAAAGGATGGATAAAAGGCAACACAAGACCTCGGAGCGACGACGGATTTGTAAGAGTATCACGCACTGAAAATCAGGCGGGAAACGATATGACACAATTTGTGTATTTCCATGTGAATGATATACCGAGCGGACCGGCGGAGCAGAGTATTTGTGCTCTTGAAAGAGCATTATCCTATGTTGCCGAAGAGGTAAAGAATAGCGCATTCCCGATTCTGTTCGCAAAGTCAGAAAAGATAGTTAACCTTCCTCCGTCAAGAATGAATGGAAAGGTTCTTGGAGTCAAAGGAACTGCCGAAACAGTTAAGAACTCAGATGCAAAATTCCTTGCTCCACCAGATGCTTCAAACATATCGGAAATAAACATCAAGACTCTTACTGATAACATCCTTAGAAGTACACTCAGTGTATTCATTGACCCTGATATTCTCAAATCTGGAGCGGACTCAAGCACTACCATCAAGATTATGTACGCTCCGGAAATTCAGTGGTGTCAGAATATGTGGGTTCAGATCTTCCCAAGCGTGAAGTTGCTTATGGAACTCTTTAAGAGGCTCGTGGGTAAGTTTGAGGAAGACCCTATCGGCTACGGAGAGATGAGACTGTCTGTATGGCAGAAGATATGGATACCTCAGAATGAATCTGAAAGAGTCAAGATCGAGATTGATCAGGTTGTAGCAAGAGTCAAGTCAAGAAAGGCCGCAATGCAGGACATCGGAAACAACTTCAAGGGCGACTACGAGCAGATCAAGGAAGAGTGGGAGGATGAAATCCGGATGAAAGCGGAAATTCCCGCCGAAGCGAAAGCGAAATATGCCACAAGCGGTAACGAGGAAGGCGTAGAAAGAGAAGGAAAATCCGATGATACGGTTGACAACCGGCTTCCCGGTAAGAGCATAACTGAATAAAGAAAAGAGCGGCACAAAAGTGTCGCTCTTATTTTTGCCTCAGGGCCACTGGCCAAGCACCCTTCGGCTGGCGGGTTGAGTGATGATTTCTTTACGGTGCAAAGATATATAATAAAAACAAGAGTATCAAGTTGCAGCTCGATACTCTTTAGTAAGAATCCTGATTTGGCTTGATTATCAGGAAGCCCTCTCAGATTCAGCAGGGTTTGGTTTACCGCATTTACGGCAACGCGGCCAGCCGATCAATCGTTCTGAGAGCGATATGGGAAAGCAAAACCTTGGGACGGGCGATGATTGCTTACTGTGCAAAGATAGTTAATTATGCTGAAATAACAAGCTTAACTACTCCACAACAATCCAATCCTCAAGAAGCATATCCGACTGGGAAGCAAGCCATCCGGTGAGAATTGCCTTCCTGCCGGTGCTGTCATGGGTGAACATGCAGATCGTTCCAAGTGCCTGAACGCTTCCGCCGTTTTCCTCGGCAAGAGCCTTGAGAAGTGGGTCTTTACACCACTCGGCCTTCACTTCGGTTGCTGGCTTGAGCCAAAGGAACATTCCCTTGCCATTCCAGCCCATTCTTGCTACTTTACGGCCATTCTTCAGAGCCTTCAGTGCTTCGCCAAAGTCCATTGTGATCTTTGACAAAGGCTCGCAGATTGGAGTGCCGTCCTCCTGCTTGCCTACCACCTTGAATCTTTCTCCACGATCAGTTTCAAACTCATCGCCGATTTTCAACTCTGGGGTCTCAAAATACTTTTCTTCCATGTTTTTGTGTGTTGATTAAAAGTTATTGTTTATAAGTGGTCGAATTTGACCACTTATGTTAATACGGACAATCTCCATCAACTACTCCTCCCGGCTGAGGAGCATATCCCGGAGCCTGCGGTGCGTATCCCTGCTGTGGCTGAGGGTAGGTCTGAGCAGGCTGCGGAGGATAATTCTGCTGAGGAGCCGGAGCATACCCCTGAGGAGGAACCGGAGGCTGATAACCCTGTGGCGCAGCTGGCTGCTGTCCTACTGCCTGCCAGTTGAAGCAGTCGCACTGAGTGTAGTAGCGTCCCTGATACTCACGTGATGACGTCTCGAACCAGAACTTAAATTCTGCTCCTACCGGAAGTGCGGCAAACTCCGCTGCCTTAGTCATGTTGTCAAGGGCAAGTATTTTAGGATAGTTGCCGCTCATGAACTCGATAATGACGGTTGCCTTTGACCAAGGGCCTCTCTGACTTGTTCCCGACTGAAGGGGAAGCACGGTCTTAATTCTACCTGTAATTTCCATAATCTTAATCTTTAAGGATTT